GCAGCTGCGCGCCGACCTGGCCCCGGATCACCGCCGTCCCGTAGTCGGTGTCCCCGAATGCCGGGTTGTTGTGCGCCTCCTTCTCGACCGCCGCCGTGATGCGATTGGAGAACTCGATGTCGGCGTTCTGGGCGGACAGGCTGTTGTAGCTCATGGCGCTCCTATGCGGTGATCGACCACGAAAGGCCGTCGAGAGTGAAGTAGCCCTGGAGTTCGTTGACGGGCGGGAGCATCCCGAGGGCGCCGCCCGCGGTCAGGTCGATGCGGTTGATGTGGTCCTTCTGCGTGTTGCCGAAGCCCATCGTGTGGAGCATGACCAACGTCGGCGGGCGGAACCCGACCGGCATGACGGCGATGGTGTTGTTGCCGAGGATCGACTGCACGCACAGGCCACGCAGGAACACCCGGTCGCCTTCCAGTCGGTACTGGCACGGCTGGTACCCGCTGCCGTAGTTGGCCCACCCCGCGGAGAACGGCAGTGCCGTCCACGCCGTCGTGCCCGCCGCCGAACCTGGCGGCCCCTGTGCTCCCTGCGGACCACCGACTGGTGTGATCGACAGGTACGAGCGCGACGCCGCCAAGTTGCGGGTGGCGTCGCAGGCGACGAACGGCGAGATGTAGTCGCCCTGGCGCAGATACGCGACCAGCTCGCCGTCGCAACAGAAGTAGTCGCCGGTGACACCCGAGCGGTAGCCCGAGCCGACCGGGTTGGACGACGCCAGGATCGTGGTGAACGTGACCGGATCGTGGACCTCGATGTAGGTGTCGGTGTAGCCGGTGGCCGTGGTGGCCTGCTGGGTCAGGTGGACGCCGATGCGGTAGTACCCGGCGACATCGCACACGACCACGGTGCCGTTGGCGTGGCGGTAGAAGCCCGCCGACTGCGTGGGCAGGTTCGGGGTGAGCTGTGTCTTCCCGGCGCCTCCGGTGATCGAGGACGGGCCGCTGAAGTTGCTGAACCAGAAGCCCATCGCGGCGTTGCCTGGGTCGCCCTTGTCGCCCTTGGCGCCGCCGACCGGGGTGATGACGATGGCGCTGCGACCGTCAATCTGTGCCGCCTGGTTGGGCGTCACGAAGCACGTGATCATGTCGCCCACGGCGAAGTCCATGATCGCCACGGCCTGGGGCTGCGTGTACCAGTTGAGGCTGGTGCCCGGCCCGACGTGGGTGGACGCTTCGAGCAGCGTGCCGCCGGTGTTGTACTTGCGAAGCTCGATGATCTCGTAGGCCGAGGCGCCCGTGATGTGGACCAGCGAGAGGCTCACATCAATCGCGTAGCGACCCGCGAGGTTGCAGACGATGGCCGACGTGTTGGCGTGGCGAGTCCAGCCCGACGCCCGCAGCGCTGGCCCCCAGTAAATCTGCGCCCCGCTGGTGGGTACGGCATTGCCGCCCGCGCTGGTGACGCCGGACGTAGCGCCGTACCAGTAGCCCGACAGACCACCGCCACCAGCGGAGGACACGGCCTCCCAGGAGTCGCCGTCCCAGAACTTCATCACCGGAGCAGCCGGGACCGTTGTGTCCACCCAGAGCTCAGGCTCGCCCGCGGTCACGGTGGGCGGCGTGGCCGCGATGCGGACCTCGTCGGGTCCGGTCGTGCCCGGCACGCCCTGTGGCCCCTGCGGCCCCTGGGGGCCTTGGACGCCGGGGATGCCCTGGGCGCCGGTCGCGCCGGTCGGTCCCGCCGGGCCGGTGTCGCCCTTCGCTCCGCCGATCGACCAGACGACCCACGACGAGCGGGCCTCCGTCTTCACGCCCGTCACCGGAGCCTGGGCCGAGCAGTAGAGGTAGTCGCCCGCCTTCATGTCGAACTGAGCGTGGAGACTGCCCTGGGCGAAGGTGTTGCCCGCGATGTTGTCGACGCCCTCCATCACTCCGTCGACCGCCTTGATGAGCGTGCCGCCGCGGTATTGCTGCATGCGGAGGATGACCCAATCGCTCGCCGCGCCCGTCACCGTGAGATTCATGGCCGAGCCGTACACGCCGTCCGCATCGACCGTGTAGAAGGTCATGTCGTGCGTCCAGCCCCGGATGAGGTACGGGTCGTTCCACGACAGCGCCGCCATTGTGACGCTGGAGATGGCGGCATTTCCGACGGCGGTGGTGGCGAAGTAGCCGGTGCCCGCCATCGAGACGACGGGACCGGCGTCGACCCAGCCACCTGCGCCGCTACACGACCAGAGGATGCCGTCGATCACCCATGCGGTGCCGGGCGTGCAGGGCAGCGCCGGTAGCTCGCTCGGATCGTCCAGCTCTCCGAGGATGACGAGGCCATCTCCTTGTGGACCTTGCGGTCCGGTCGCTCCGGTCGCTCCGGTCGGGCCCTGCGGACCCTGAGCACCGGGCGGTCCCTGTGGACCGGGCACGGTCGAGGCCGGGCCAGTCGGACCCTGCGGGCCGGTCGGGCCAGCGGGACCAGTCGGACCGGCAGGACCCATCGGGCCTTCCGGGCCAGGCTCGCCACCGCCGCTCGGGGGCGGGTCGGGGATGGGGCTGTAGACCCACGACCCGTCCGGCTGCTGGGTGGCGATCTGGCCGAGACAGACGACGAGGTAGCGCGCGCCGTCCGGGGCGTCGGCTGGTAGGTCTTCGGTGCAGGGGACGGAGCCGAAGGTGGTGTCGCGCCACTGCATGTCGCCCATCGGGCGGCGCTCGACCCACGCCAGGCGGGTGTTCAGGTTCGTGAGGTAGGCGGGCAGCGACTGCTTCCGCTGAATCTCCTGGTGCATCTCAGGTCGGTTCCACTCGGACGTTCGGGGCGCTGATGGCGGTGAAGCTGACCGTCTCTCCGTTGGGCGCCGACTCGTTGACGACGACCTCGTGGATGCGCTGCCACTCCGTCACAGAGCGGCACAGACGGGTGACGGTGACGGGAAACCAGGCGCCGGGGATCAGTTGCTCGATGTGCCACGGCGCGCCGGGGAGCAGGGTGGTGTTGGCCGGGATGATGACCTGCACCGGGGCGGGGACCGAGTCCTCGATGTTGTGGGCAGCAGTCTCGGTCCACTGCTGCAAGTCGCCGGTCGATGGCTGCGATGTACTGGTGCCCTCGGTCGTGTTCGAGATGAGCAGGTCGATCCAGCCGTACTCGTCGAACCAGTCGGCGTTCTGGGCCACGCCCGCGTAGCCCTTGCCGTTGGTCACGAAGCCGCGCGTGTAGCACTGGTAGCCGTACTCGACCACCCGAGGGAACTGGCTCATGTACTGCTCGTCGAGCGTCGGCAGCTCGGTCCACGCCAGATGAATGTCGAAGTAGAAGACGTCGCGGTTGACGACGCAGTAGTCGGTGCCCATGTCCTCGGCGTACTTGTCGAAGTCCTCCCACACGTACATCTGGAAGGCGTTGATGATGCGCGAGGTTCTCGGGTCGGCCGGGTGGTGGAGTGGATGCAGGTGCGACAGCATCTTCCACGGATCGCCGTTGAGGGCGTAGCACTGGTTCCGCAGCAGCCAGTCCATGCGGCTCACGGCGTTGCCGATGTTCGGGTAGCTCTGGTTGTAGCCCACGGTCAGCACTGTGCGCTTCGCCACCCACAGAATGTCCTCGGCGTACACCCGCACGGTGTCCCACTCGTACTCCAGCCGGACGATGGGTCCTTGCCACACCACGACGTCGTTGCGGAAGATATGCAGCTCCATCGCGATCGTGCGGAGATCGCCCAGCAGCTCGCAACACTCGTGCGTCGGCACGACGACTTCGGCGGTCGATACCTCGTCACGGATTCGCTGCCAGCGCACGGCCGTGAGCGGCGTCAGCTCCCCGAGGAAGTCCTCGCCGCCGCGCGCGTAGATCATGGCGCGGTGCGTGCCGCAGGTGAACCCGGTGTCGAGCGTGCTCATGACACCGAGACGGCGGACGCCCGCAGCAGGAGCCGAACGGCCTTGTCCACCTCCTGGTCGATGGTCAGCCGATAGTTGCCGTGCGGGACCGAGATGTACTTGATGGGGTCGCCGCGCCAGTCGCGCACGAACGCACCGAGGCGGCGTATCTCGCCGCTGTGGTTGACGATGGCCACGCGCCGGGAGTTGTCGATGGTGAGGATCGTGTTGGGCGGGATGAAGGGGATGAGCCAGCCCGCCAGGCGCACGTCCCCGGCCCACAGCCCGATCCGAACCTGCTCTGCTTGTTCGGAGTAGCTGACGATCTGGATGACAGGCGCCTTCTCGCTGAAGGCGCGGCCCTCGGGGGCGTGCCAGGGCAGTTCCCTCCGCAGCCACTGCATCGCCGGGGTGAAGGCCGGTAGCGGCTCGGTCCGGGTGAGCGTGCGGGCGAGCGAGCGCATGGAGGTCACGCCCGGAAGGTCGAACGGGTCAGGGGTCGGTTCGACCACCGGATCGGGCGGGTCGGTGATGAGCACACCACCGCTGTCGGGCGGCAGCGGCGAGAAGGGATCAGGCAGCGTGTGCTTGGCCGGGTTGGCGGCCACGATGGTCAGCTCGAACTCGGCCATCGCTCCCGACGTGTTCATCTTGGGGTGCTGGATGACGGTCGGCCCCCCGGTGATCATGGCGTTGTAGTACTGGCGAAGGTACGGCACCACGCAGGAGTGCGCGCAGCACGACCACGACGGCGGACCGGCGTTCAGGTCGTTGTAGATGCGCGGCCACAGGCACCACGGCCCGAGGGACGGGTCGGGACCGAGGATCAGCTCGTCGTAGGTCGCGGGCCACAGGTTGTCGGTGTCGCACGCCGGGCCTTCGTTGAAGCTGTCGTAGTCGTTCGGCCAGCACTGGCCCTCGGCGTCATCGTCCTCGCACATGCAGGGGCAGCAGTCGAAGAAGGTGAGGTTGTCGCCCAGGCACGGTTCCTCGGGGTTCCCGGCGAAGAAGTTCAGCCACTCGAGACCAGCCGTCAGCGAGCACTCGTCGACGGCGACCGCCAGGCAGCGCACCACGAGCGTGCGCGGGCCGAAGTAGGGCGGGCCGAGGACGCCGCCGAAGGTGACGGCGTTCGACACGGTGACGGCGCGCGTCGAGGTGAAGTCGCCCTGCACGTCGAGTCCGACGACACCGAGGAAGCCCCACGTGTCGGGGTTGTCGGGGTCGAACCACGGCGCATGGTCCTGGCCCGGTGACGTGTAGACGCCGCCGCCGGGGAGCACCTGGTTCGCCGTCTCGCAGTCCTCGCATTCCTGGAGCCAGCAGATGCCCATGTTGCGGGCGTAGGCGAAGACGCGGGCGTTGTTGACGATCTCGATGTACGGAGCGCCGTAGATCGGGTCGCCCGACCCGAGTGCCAGCCATCCGGGATACACGGCGCCTCCTAGCTCGCCATCGCCGCGGCGCGGTTGATCACCTGAGCGGCTACGGCCACCGGATCAGCCGACACCGGCGTGATGGTCTGGTACACGTTCACCTGCTTGTTGATGGCGGCGCCAGGCTGGCCGCTCTGCGTCGGCAGTGTCTGGCCCCGCAGCAGCGCGGCCATTGCCCGCACGCTCGGGTCCACGAGGTTGAGCGGGCGGTCGAGCGGGATGACCGCCTCCCGGCCCGCCTCACCGATGATCTTGGCCGTGGGCGAGGCGTAGACGCCGCCCTCGGCGTCGAAGGGGTTGAGACCGCTGACGGCGCCGCCGATGCCGCTGAGTATGTCGCCGGGGCTGGGGATGAAGCTCTTGATCTTCGACGTGATCGCGCTGCCCATCGAGCCGATGCCCTGGAGGATGAAGTCGACGATGGAGCGACCCACGCCGACAAGCGAGCTGGCGGCGCCGCTGATGGCGCTGGCGACCTGACCGGGTAGCCCGCGGCCCCACGCCAGGAGCGATTCGACGGCACTGGTGATGCCGCTCATGATCCAACCCACGAGCGACTTGCCGACGGCGGTGATGACGCCGATGCCGGTGGAGATGGCGGCGACGATCTGCCCCGGTATGGCGGTGAAGAAGGCGACCACCTCGAGAGCCCAGCCCGCCAGCGTGGACATGACGGACGCGGCCATCTCCACGAACCAGCCGACCACCATCGCGATCAGCTGGCCGCCCAGCCCGGCAATCATCCCCGGTATGCGCAGGAACCAGTTCACGATCCCGTTGATGAGGTCCGGGATGATGCTGTTGCCGATGAGGCGGTTGAACAGGTTCACGAACCAGTCGATGACGCCCTGCACCCAACCGGCGACGATGCCGATGACCTTGGGCAACACGCCGCCGAACTCCTCCAGGATCGAGGCCAGGGCGTCGGCCACGACGCCCACCAGGTCGGTCAGGGCGGTGGTGGCGATGCGGATGCCCTCCGCCACGCCCGCGAAGGCGCCGTTGATGGTCAGCAGCAGCGGCGTTAGTTGGACCAGGACGTCGTTGACGAGTTGGAGCAGGACGGTCAACAAGGGCGCGAAGGCCGTCAGCAGTTGCGCCCCGACCGTGACGAGCTGGAGGCCCGAGGTAACGATCACCGGCAGCAAGGGCGCCATGATCAGCAGGACCTGGCTGACGAGCTGCATCAACACCGGGATCAGTGGCTTCAGGGCTGTGAAGAGCTCATTGAACACGTCCACGACGAGCGGCAGCTGCTTGGCGAGCTCCTGGGTCAGCATGTCGATGACGGGCGCCAGAACTGGCTCTAGCTGGGTGAAGGCATCGACCAGGAACTCGA